GCTAATTTGAAATATACTAAAATTTTACTAATATTTATTAGATCGACTGGAAATTCTGACTCCTTACGTATTGGTAACCTAAGCTCACCTCAAATTCGACTGGTGCACCGGTTCCTGCTGGGTCATAACTAACATCACCTACACTTATTGGAAAGGCACCCACTAGTGTGAATTGACTCACTCTGTTGAGCTGTGTGTCAAGCTGTACTAGGTCTACAATTGATGTCTCCTTAGCAATGAAATAGTTACCTGTACTCGTTGAATCATCAAATGTGTCTCTGGTCCAATTGAGTAGCAGTGTTCTCAAGCTGTCAACTCTATCACTGTAGAAGTTCATGGTGTATTCACCGGTATAAGTTGCACCACCCGGGACTCTAAAATTAAGTCCCATATAAGGTACTTCCGCCACGTTAATTGTACGTCCAGGTATACTACCGCCTTTGGCGTAGACAAGATCATCTTCGGTAATCGTGAAACTACCGTCTCCGCTTTGAACGTTAAGTACTCTGAACTGAAAGTCGCGGCTGAAATCTCTTTCTTGTGCTACTCTGTAGAAGTCTGATATTGTTTGTCTTACATCTGGCATAAAATTATCTCCTTTTAATTATTTAGTCTTAGGATACTAATTCGCTGAAGTCTTGACCGGTTCTAGTTGCATAGAAGTTCACTAGGATGAATTCTGCAGCACGTGTTGGCTTGATATATATGTCAACTACCAGCTCGTTACGGTCAATAACATCAGGTGAATTGTTTCGCTCATCACATACGAGTAAGTAATCGTACATTCCTTGCGTGTTTTTCACCTCTTCGAATATAGGTCTAAGAACGTTCAACACCTGTGTTCTTGTGAACAACGTGTTTGGTTCGAAAACGAAGTACTTGACCGTGTTCATCACAGCCTTCTGCAAATACAAGAACAATCTACGTACATTGATCCTATCGAAAGCACTAGGCTTAGCTTGCATTGTTTTCTGTCCAAATATCGCGAAGCCTTCATTCGGAAAGTTCGCGATGGGGTTGAGACCGATCTTATACAATTGGTCACGTTCTTTTTGTTTTGGATAAAAAGCTAAATCCTGCAGACCACTTAGCAACCCTCTTGTAAACCCGGCGGGGGCGATCCATGGATAAAAATTACTATCAGTATTACCCATGGCAGCAGCGGCAAATCCACTTGTTGGTACCCAAACTGGTCGATTCAACGCTTTATCGTTCGTGAATCCCCAGTTGGCATACGTTGTACAGTAACTACTGTTCTTGGTACCACCAGTCATCATGTGTCTCAACGGCCAATATATGTGCTGTGAGAAGTTGACACCAGCTTCACGCTGTTTACTGGTCAAGGTTTTACTGTTTCTGCCTTGTACAAAGATGTATCTAAGTGGGTCAGCAATGAAAATATTGTCTTTTCTAGCGAATTGACTGAAGCTCTTGAATGTGTCAAATATAGTATCATAATGACCTAAGAATGACAGCTCGTTACGATTGTCAATGAGCTTTGTTTGATACAATCCATTACCACTCAATCCAGTGCTACTTACAGTGTGTTCACCTATTGGGAAAAACTCTTCATCATCAAAATGACCCTTTGTTCCTCCTTCAGAGCCTACATATACAGTACCTAAACCTCCCTCAACAGTAATGTCAATTGGGAAAAGATCAAAGTTGTCAGCTAGCTCAAATACACGGTCAAGTTTAGCTGGTATATTACCAGTCTCCTTAGCTTCAGCAGCTTGCTTACGATATACACCATGTGGGTACACGTTTTGTCCGTGTTTAATTTGTGCATCACCTTCACGTTGCAATCCTTGCCATGCCTTTATGTAGAGTCTGTCTTCTTTTTCTTCGGTAGCGTTCAAGAATCCTTGTGCTACTTTAAAATCATTGACCTCACGTTTTTCGTCTTCAGTTTCACCTTGACGATCAGCCTTTTCAGCATCACTCAACTCGTCAAAATATCTAACATCTTTTGCTCCTAGCACTCTGACTTTACGTGTTGGGAAACCATTTTCATCCATCCAGTTACCAGCAGTCTTAGAAATACCTTCATTCATCTTAAGATACAAGTTGTTGCTATTATCAGCTTCACTCTCGATGTAGTATGATACCGCGGTACCGCCGGTTGAAAGAAATCTTTCCCGGAAATAATTCGTACTACCAATAACACTGTCAGCTACAAGATAGTCTAGTTTGGTTGCATCTGGCTCTAGTGTTGATTGACGTACTTTAAATACAGCGAGTGTCAATACATCAGAGAACTCATCTGTATTCAAATCAAACTCACTCAAATTCTCCATAACTTCACTCATACTACCGTCAAGACCTACTTGAGATTTATTACCATACTGGTCAAAAGCGAATCCAGCGCTGAGTGAGAATGTCAAACGGCTTTTTGTACCGGCGCTCTGGTCAGGAACATTAACATACCCACCAGTGGTTCCACCTAATGTCTTACTCAATGATTTCAACTTACCAACACTATCAAAATCACTAGCAGGATTAAGATTTGTGTTGTCTGAAATACCGATGTAATAACCTTCAAATTTTTCATTGATTACAAACTTTTTATCGTTAACGATCATGAGACCAGCTCCACCTTTGGTGAGTAAATCGTTATATGATGTGAATTTCTGATTGCTGTACTTGCCAGCCTCAGTTTCTTTCATCTTGATCTCACCTTTGATTGTTTTCTGGAAATTGTCGTTGTCTAGCTCGATGTTGCTTGGTTCACCGAGATAGTACCTGTCACTACCTGCCAAGTCCCATCCAACTGCATTTACAGCACGTGATACTAGGTCAGCAACCACTTCATGTTCATATCCTTTTCTAGCAGGCACTGATGACAAGTCGTTTTCATCTGTTGGTGTCCAATACAGATCATCTTGCGAGTACTGCTCCAGTTCAGGTATAGTGGCAATTACACTATCAACTGCATCTTTAAGTGTTGTTGCAACATAGTCACTACCTGGTGATGTTTCACTGAACTTCCAACCACTGGCTGGTAGTACTTTTGAACTGTAACCAGCGTTAGCACCTCCTGCAAATGTTATTGTGATACTATCTCCATCTAATAGTGCGTCAGTGGCAAGATTGTTACCAGTTACGTTGAAACTAAAACCATTTGCTGGGATTTGATCCAAGTCACCATCTACTGTGTTTGCTCCAAAACCGGAACCGTCAAGCAATTCTGATACTGTGCTTGTACCATCACCGGTGATGGTTCCGCCTGTTTCAGCCGGATCGGACAATGTAATTGTGATCTCTGTGGCGAGTCCTCCACCTTCAAGATCGAATGAGCCTTGAAAGGCTGCTGAAACGTCAACATCTCCACCAGTTGCTGTTAAAATGTCTCCAAATGCTTCGTTGATCTTACTAACAACAACATTTCCGGGAGCTCGAGTGGCACCGATCACTATATTGACGTCCTCACCTACTATTGTGGCACTCTCATTTGTGTTTGAATCGACTGTCACTGAGATTGTGTAGTTGTTACCATCTTCACCGAGCGTGTTCGCTTCAACACTATATGATGTAGGCTCCTGCGATGTGGCTTTTGCTCCGTCATTCAAAAAGTCACTACCTTCTTCAAGCTGATTGTCGCTTGGCTTATACCATGCAATCTGACGAGTGTCGTTTGCCACTGTAACAAATGTATCACCAGCAGCTTCTGCACCAAGATCGATCATGACCGGTCTTGGTATAACAGGGAACACTTGAACACTGTATTTGTCTGCCACGGTGGCTCCTGCACCACTACCATATGGTAGTCGTGTCACCAACACATTGGCTGGGCTCTGAAACACAGCTTTGACTGTGTGGTACATGTACCGTTCTGCTGCATTTTGGGGTAAGCCGTAGACTTGCTCAAATTCACTCAAGCTGGTGAGTGACAGAAGCTCGTCTGTTGGACCTTGGTTAGCAAAACCGGGTATGAATACCGTGGTTCCGACGGGTAATTGTGGGCGCAAAGAAAGATCTACTTCTTTGACCTCGACTCCTGGAGATTGTATTGTTC